TGAATACCCATTAAAAGTTGTTTTGTATAATCCTTATATACAAATTGACTAGCTACTCTTAAAACTTCATAAGGAATAGTAGCAATTTTTGTTTCATTCTCATAAATAGCGTATGGACTAGAAACCTGGTTAGCTGTTGTTGTTGACATTTTTTTATTAGTGAGAGGGAATAAGGTAAACTCTCATAAGTTATTGTTACACATTAATAAGTAACTTGCAACTAATTTTATCTATTATTTTGTAAATTTTATAATTAAATTTAAAATTACTTTTATCTAGTCTTATTAATTTTAATAAACAAGTTACAATAAAAAATAGTTGCTCAGTACTGAATGTTACTGTAATATCCTTATTACTACTGACTTTCAATAAACTTTTCATAATGAATGATGAATGGATAATCTAAACGTACCAATAGGCAGTATGAATGGCAATATGAATGTGAGAATTTTTTTATTTGCAAATTACAATTTCTCATGTAATATAGTAAGGCACTTAGTTTTTTAGACTAACCAAAATGAAAATTACTGAAAATTCTCAGAAAAACGTCCTAATCATTGGATCTGGTTCAATGGGTTATGGCGATCAAAGAATCCACGATATGTGGATTGAAAAGTACAATCTTTTTTATCAAGTTGAATTTGATACTGCAATTAGAAAAGGTAAACTTATTGATAAAATTCAATTAGAAGGGATTGATTGGTGTGGTACTCGTACCATATATAACTACCTAGTGAATGGTAAACATGAAGATTTACCTTTAAAAGTTTTTAATGATTTAGGTTTATACCTATGGAATCATTTATTTAATCCTAATACTGGTAGAACACCAGTTCATCTTTTCTTACGTCAAAGCGATCCAGGTTTAGGCATTTGTATTCCCCAGGATACAAGAGATAACTTCTTTTCCTTTAGAGAAGAAAATGATCCATTAGAGAAAATTTATTTAGAGGGATTAGATAAATGAAAAATTACGATAAAGCATACCAGGAATACAAAAGTATTTCTGGTTTATCTGATAAAGATATGAACACTTGGATTAAAATTAATCCTTTTGTTAATGAATGGATTAAAAATAGAGAAAAGGAACTATCCAAATGAAAATACATATTAGTGAAAATTGTACTCAAACATTATTAGATAATGGTTTTTGGCTACATGAAGAAAAACAAAAAGATGGTAAAATTTTTAGTTTTACTTTTGTTAAATACTGGCATAATTATGAATTAAGGCATGAATTGAGAGATTATGCCTCAAACAGTCCAAAAAGTTACATAAAATTAGGTCAAAAATTAAATGAATTAGGTTTATGTATTAAAGGCGATAATACATCTTGGGATTTAAAAAATATATTAGTAGCTATAAGCGAAAATATATCAATGAATTGTAAACCCTGGAGATCAGGTATAAGTAACGATAATAGAACTGTTAAAGAGATATATCGAACTAGAGAAGGATATAAAGAATATTTATTTAAAACTTTTTTGGAGAATAATGGATAGAAAAGAAGCAATAGATTTAGCTTTAAATTTATTTAGGCAAGATTTAGATAAAAATGATGTAGTAAATACATTAATGCGATCTAACATTCCAGAATCTACCGCATACCGTTATGCCAAAAAAGCATTAGATCAGTATGAATGGGAAGATGATAGTAATGGAATCGAACCAAAAAGTTTAGAGCTAACTGCCCTTCATACTATTTATAAAGCTATGAAATGGGCTGAAACAAACAACGAACCAGAATTGGCTGTTAAATATGCCAATTTATATATCACTAACAAAAAGAGGTTAAAAAAATGAAAAGAACTGAATCTGAATTTATTTTTGCTAAATTCTTTGATGCTTACTGTGAAGCACGATCCAATACAAAATCTACTTTAGGTTTATTAGGTGTTTATCAATTATTTCATGATGAGAATGGACATTGGACACTCTTCAAAAATAATGTGGGTATTGATTGTGATAAACATAAAGATGATGACCACGCTGATATGTTAATTGAAGCTGAGGACATTTTTGATCTATTTCGTATGTTGTCTGAAGAACAGTTTACGAACCACAAGAAGTTCTATAACAAAGAATTTAAATATCAGGAGAAAGAAAATGACTGACTCATTTATGCACGATCATCAATCAGCAGTTGATAGTTTTATGGAAGATAAAGCTATCCAGGATTTAGAAGATGCTGGTATATATCCCGATCCAGGTACGGATATTGAAGTTGGAGATTTAGTTCAGACAACTCAAGAATATAATTCCCTTTGTACTACATCAGGTAAAGTTATTGAAGATTTTGGTAATAAAGTCTTGATAATTGATGATGATGCTGAGACTGAGGATAATGTACTTGAGTTTTATAAATCTGATCTACAAATTATTGAAAACGATAATGATGATTACGAACCAACTGATCTTGAGATGCAGCAAAGTTTTGGTACACCGTGGCATGATTGGATATGAGTAACTTACAAAATACTGAGATTCTTGAAAATCTTTTTGAAGAAGAAAAAGCATCCCTAATTAAAAAAGGGATGCACTTAATTTTTTCAAATAAAGAAATTGAAGAATGTGCATCTAAAATTGCTAAATCTAAATTTGAAGAACTACCCGAACCAGGAGATTATGATGACTAACGATCCAATACCGACTAAAAATAAAATTAAAAATTTAAAAAACTTTGTTTCTATAGATCAATCATTTAAAGAGTGGTTGACGACTTGCCCAAAAAAATATATTTGGCAAATTGACGAAGTAACAAAAGATCGAGGAACATTTACTTTTAGGAAGTTAGACAACAGCTAATTCTTTTATCTGTTCCTGAAATTTCATACATCTTTCCATAAAAGATATTTCACTAGACCGTAGACTGAGACTATCCATTAGTTTTAGCTGCGGTTTTCCACTTCTTCTAGCTATACAAACTAAGGCTTGAGTACATTCAATACCCGTGAGTTTTCTTAGTGCATAGTTATACGCACCAAGTTGATGACAATAGTTCAATAACATTTCATCACTTCTTACTTCTTTAGATGTTTTCCAATCACATATTGTTAACTTTCCATCAATATCTATCAAAGCATCAGCAGTACCAGCAAAACCATAATCTTTATCATAAACACTAAATTCTATACTATGAATGGCCGTTACACGTTCCAATATGAATGATCGTAAACCTCTTGCGTAGCCTGACGCACTCCAGCTAACACGAGGTGCGGTTTCGGCTG